ATAACGTTACTTCAGGTAAAGCAAGATTTAGCGATTCAACAGGAACTACACTAGCAAACTTTAACAAAGTAAGAAGTTACGGTGAAGATAATGTTGAAGACGGTCAGGATCATGGTTATATTATGGGTCACTTTGACGGACAACAAAATAACCACACAATTAAGCAAACACACTCAACTGATTCAGAAGTAACAATGGGTGCTGATTGTATGCCTAAAGGACACTACGGACAAAGTTCAGGTGCTTGCGCAACTGCTGCCGCAACTGTTTTAGGAGGACACGGATAATGGCATTTAAATTAGGAAATGTTACATTAGAATTTGTTCCTCCAGGCAATGATGCATCAAGGGGAGCATCACTTATTTCAGACGGATCCTCAGGTTCATTTTGGGGATACATGGGTAATACTAGTAGTGGTGCTATAGATAACGCACAGTGGCGTTACAGATCAATTTACACGCATGGATATCTAGCAGCAGGATATAAAGGTTCTAATCCATGGCGTTCGGTAAATAAAACTTGGCACCAAACTGATACTACAATTTATTTAGGTGAACAAATTAGTTTTGCACAAGCATACTGCGATGGTTTTTATTCTGACTACAACGGTTATATTCAAACTGGTGGCGGATTTAATGCCGCCGGAGACAGTATTTCTAGTTATAGTCTAGCAAATGGCACAATACGTATGTTTACTGCTGATGGATTTTCATCATCTGGATTAACTTATGGCTACGAAGGCAATGATCCAAAGAACGAAGGTCTAACATATGGAAGTGGTGGTTTTAGTAATCACGTTGGTGGTATGAAACTTAACACAGCTATCGTAGACGGTGCCGGAACACAAGATATTAAAGGACAAGGCGGTTGGATGACAGGCGGCGGCAGTACTACTACCAATCGTTTGCACTTCCCAACAGAAGTTATGTATGCAGGCTGGGATTCAGGTCAAAGCGGTAGGGGCACAGCAGGTGCTGGTGAGCTAAGAGGCTACTTCCAGTGGTCGGGAACACAGTATAGATATGTAACATGGAGTAATAGTACTTGGACAACCAACTGGCCACAAGGCGGTGGTTGGGGTAAAGATAACCATTGTAAAATACAGTCTACTAAATGGGGACATCATTACATTGGTACTGGCAATAATGTTACTTCAGGTAAAGCAAGATTTAGTGATGCAACTGGTGCAACATTAGCAAACTTTAACAAGGTTCGCTCTTACGGTGAAGATAACGTAGAAGATGGTCAAGATCATGGTTATATAATGGGTCACTATGATGGACAACAAAATAACCATACTATTAAACAGAGTCACTCAAGCGATTCAGAAGTAACACTTGGCGCAGGTGCAATGCCTAAAGGACATTATGGACAATCATCAGGCGCATGTTCAACTGGAGCAGCAACAGTAGTAGGGAGCGGAATGTAACATGGCATTTTATCTAGGAGCAGTACAAGTAACACCAGTACCAACTTCAGACGCAAATTCTAGAGGTTCTAAACTGATATCAAACGGTAGTGACGGCACAAACTGGGGCTACATGGGTAGCGGGTTTACTGGCTTTACTCCAGACAACGCACAGTGGCGTTACAGATCAATATTTACACACGGATACCTAGCAGGTGGATACAAAGGATCTACTCCTTGGCGCAGTGTAAACAAAACATGGCACCAAACTGATACAACAGTATATTGCGGCGAACAGTTATCAAACTATTGTGCTTATACAAATGGTTTTTGGAGTGATTATCACGCATATATCTGTTCAACTAATGGATATTCTAACTCACATGATCAAATATGTTCTTACAGTTTAGCAAACGGATCTATTAGAATGTTTACAGCAGATGGGTTTTCATCTAGCGGTATTAGTTATGGATATGTAGGCAATGATCCAAAGAACCAAGGACTAGGTTATGGTACTGCTGGATTTGGTAATCACGTTGGTGGTATGAAAATGGACGTATCTCGTGTTGATGCAGCAGCAACTGAAGATATGAAAGGACAAAGTGGTTGGATAACTGGAGGCGGTCCTTCCAGTACTAACCGTATGCATTTTCCAACAGAAGTTATGTACACCGGTTGGGGTTCTAACTATGGTGGTAGAGGCGATGCTGTTGGAGGCGAACTTAGAGGCTACTTTAATCACAATGGAAACGAATATCAATACGTAACTTGGGCTAATGCAACTTGGACAGCAAATTGGGATCAAGGAGGTTACTACGGTAAAACTAGTTACCAAACTAAGAACCTAGGAAGTAAATACGGATATCATTATGCATTTAGTGGCAACAATGTTACAAGTGGTATTGCTAAATTTAATGATGCTAACGGAGCAACATTATCAACATTTAACAAAGTCCGAGCTTATGGAGAAGAAAATTCAGAAGAAGGACAAGATTGGGGTTATATAATGGGACACTACGATGGACAACAAAATAACCATACAGTGAAACAAAGTTATACCTCAGACTCACAAATTACTTTAGGTGCAAATGCTATGCCTAAAGGACACTACGGACAATCATCAGGTGCTTGTAGTACAGGAGCAGCAACAGTAATAGCAGGATCAGGATTTTAAACTATGAAATATATAATTACAAAAACAGAAGCTATGAGACCATATTTTGGTATGAGCGAAAACGACCCAAACATTTACTGCAAAGACTTATATTCTCTTTTTGATTTAAGCTGTGTAGAAATTGCAGAACCTTTGTTTGATACAATTTATCCAACTATACCAGCAGGTTATGAAGAAGTAACAGCTGAAGAAGCAAAATATGGAAGTTTGTTTTTCTCTGAAATTAGAGATACAGTGAAAATTTGGAATAATGATCAAGGTTGGGCAGAAACTGATGCTATTCCTGAAGAAGACAAAGTTCCTTTTACGCTGACTCCTGAAATTAAAGAACAAATCCGAACTTTCATGTATCGTTTTGCTAAAGAAATTATTGATACAGAATACAATTTTAGATTCCGTCATTTACATAACACTACAGAAGTAGAAAAAGCAAGTTGGGAAATTCAAAAACACGAAGCACGTGAATGGTTAACTTACGGCGATGATCCTGCGCATGTAACTCCATTTTTAGATTACCTTGCTGCTGAAAGATCTTTAGATAAAACTGCTCTTGCTAACAAAATCCTTAGCAAAGCAGAACAATATGAAGATAACCTGTCTACAATGTTAGTAAAATATCAGACTCTAGTGAAGAAATTTAAAACTGCCCCAAATGTTTGGCAAATGAATATTCTGTTTGAAGAATATTTTGGTATTATGATGCCAGCAGCACAAGCAGTTTCGATGGGTCTTATGGATGAAGACGGTGTACGTATCTATGAAGAAGACGGTGTTACATACGTAGATCAAAATAACCCAAGATTTGGTAACAAACTCAATTTCTAATCCTTAAAAAAAGTTTTGTTGTAAATAAACATAGTCCAATGAAACTTTTTTAAAGGAGAAGAAATAAATGAGTGAACAATCACAAGCAGAGAAAAATAACGCAAATGCTCATATGGCTTTAGAAACACGGGTTTCGCCATATGAAGGGTTTGAAGAATTTTTTCAGCTAGACGAGTTAGAGCATGAGATTTTAGACGGTGCATTGAACCTAAACAGCGGCCAATCTCAATATCAATCAGAACATTTTGTTGCTGATTCGCAACTTACCCCATACAGAAAACTAAAACAGTGTTTGCTAGAACTAGAAACACGTCATCACTCTTGGCACAACATTAACAACAGTCTAAAAAGAAAACTAGTTGAAATTAAAATTGCAAAAAAACAACTTCAAGAAACAACAGATGAATTACAAAAAGAACTTATTTCTGTTGACATTGAAGACATGGAACATGATGTTAAAGTCTGGAATAGAAAAATTAAACAAGCTTCAGAAGAAGTAAAAGTTTTTATCGACTTAGTTAAAAAGATTTCAGGCGGTGACAAAGAAATGCTTAAAAAGGCATATACTTACGATCACGAAGAAGAACGCAAGTACTGGGTTACACGTATGGCTAAACAAGCAGCAATGGATATGATTTCATATGGTAGAATTGGTTCAGGTAATATGGATTCAATTGCAATGATGCCAGAAGAAGATCAAATTGAAACACTTGCAACAACTATACAGTATAACGAAAGATTAACACAAGGACTTAAAGAAATTGCAGGAGCAGTACACGAAGGATTGCTTGAAAATAAAGGTGCAATTCCTGAATATGATGTGCCTAGTGTTACAGACAAACTACTTGCTAAAAAGATCCTTAATAGAAAAGACAAAGAAGAATAAGATAGTTTCATGTTTAGTGTACCATTAAACCCAAAACTAAATCAGCGTCAATTTGAAGAATTCTATCAATTTTGCGCTGATCATAAAGACTTAATATACGATGTTTATATAACAAGTCGTATACCCCCATTTGATCAGGACGCGATGGGAGATGTATTTGTTAATGATCCTAACGACTTAATTGAAAATTCACTCATTATTCAGGACAAGTTAGGAATACCGCTATCAGCAACATTTAACAACATGCAGGTCCGTCCTGATCAAAGTAATCTTGATTTGTGGATTGAAAATTTTAAACCTTTATATCATCATAAAGGTATTCGATCTGCAACTATTCCTCACACCCATTGGGTAATGACAGGACAAATAAAAAAAGAGTTCCCACAATTACAAATTAAAAATACTATATTGAGAGAAGTGAATACAGCAGCTGATGTTGCAAAACAAGCAGAAGCAGGATTTCACTATATTAACATAGATAGAGATTTAATGCGTAATAAAGACGAACTTATTAAAATTAAAAAAGTTAAACAAAAGTACGGTATTAAAATTGCACTTTTAGGTAACGAAGGATGCCTAGGAAGTTGTCCAGTAATGGGTGAACATTTTCATTTTAATAACACACGTACTACAGGTCCTCAATATTTTAATGATGCAATCAGTAGAGTAAGTTGTCCTAAATGGGACGTAACAGATCCTGCTACACCACTTAAGACAGCAAACATTCCTCCTTGGAGACAAGACTGGGTTGAAATGCTTTATTATGTAGACGTTATTAAAATGCATGGTAGAGAAAGTATAGCACAGTTATATTCTACTATGGATATTATTAAAAAGTATAAAAATAAAGAAGAAATACTATTTTCTGACTTTGACGGATATATTAATAACACTAATTTAAAAGGTAAACCAATAGA